CTTCATGTTGAGCTTCTGCTGCCTGCTCGGCGTTGTAAGCTGCTTCTTCTTCCGGCGTCATCTCGCGAGTAACGCCCTTCTTGTGTATCATTAGTAGTGCCATAATTATGCTGCCCTTCCGTAGAGTTTAACTGACCCAGAGGTTCCCCAGTTGCCTGTGCTTCTTTTCAAAGATACGCCCTCAATTGTGGAATAGGCGCTATTGGCGCCACACATCAACATGGCTCTGGCTAAAGACGACGATGACGCCCATAACAGGATGTTTGACATCCATTCCGGATACTCCGTCGCCGTAAATCGTGGGATAAGTATTTCACCAAACAACTTCCCCGCAGCCGCATGCGAACGCTTGTGAAAGTAGCCGGTGTTAACACCTGCTGAATTATTGTTGGTGGGAGTCGGTGTAGAATCAAGCAAAGCCAACTCGTGGTAGTGGTATGCGCTACCGCTCGTGATACGGCTCCCATTGTCGATTATGTAACACTGTCCCTCGGAGGTCGCCGAGGGCACCACCCCATCAAACACGATCCGGAACTCCTCAAAGTTCGTATCCGTAAGATCAGTGTAATTGCTGCCGTCCCCGTTAAAATCGATATAAGTCTGAGAGGCGCAAGCTACCTCTTCCAGCAACGACCAGACTGCACTGGGGGCAAGATTCGACTTCTGAATATACTTCGTCGTTCCACTGACTGCCTGTGTCGTGTCTGACACGTCGACAATAGGGATCAAGTCACCGTCCGCTGGGCTGGTGAGTTCTGATAATCCACTAATCTTTGCGTCTGCCATAGTTAAATCTCGTTTTAAACCAATTGTCAGGGTAACTATCTAATAGCCCCGACAAGAATTCATTTCGTTCTTGATCTGTTAGTTATTTATCTTTCTTTATTTATCTTTCTTCATCAACCAATTGTCAGGGTAACTATCTAATAGCCCCGACAAGAATTCATTTCGTTCTTGATCTGTTAGATATTTATTCATCTTCATTAAAGAATTCTCAGGAATTTGAACTAACCATTCATCTCTATCCGGATGCTTTTCCACATCTAACAATTGCGTAGTGGTTGTGTTCTTACCAATAAAGGGGCGACGATTTATAGCATCCCATTTTTCAAAATCTGTAAAGACAAAGTATTTCATTAGACGTAAAGTGTATATTCTCCATTAATATCATTTGCGATACTGGTTGCAATAGCGTCAGAAATTTCTTCATTGAAACGAATAAATTCGCTAACTTTCCCTTCCGTATAATTGGTTCCGCTGTTAAATTTCCCCATTAAAAGCAGACCTTCGTGAATTACTGTGCCCGTGCTAGATACAGCAGAGTATAATTCGTCGTCGTTATTTAATTTGAGGTTTGCAGTACGTCCACTATAGTTTCTCCTTACAACAATTAAAAATGGGTCATTATTTGTTATATTAGAACCATTAGTATCTACTTCTGGTTTATTTCCCGTAGAAAGATCGTATCTTAATACAATTCTATCTACACCATTGTTGTTAAGCATGACTGCATAACCTTGTCCTGCTCCAAAGTCGCCACCTCCCCAGCAGTAGTCGAACCTATTATTCGTGGCAATTTCTCCTACCCAAATTTCAGAAGTATCATTTGCCCCCGCGTTAGCTTCTGAATATAAAAGGCTATCGTTTGCACCATCAAATTCTAGCTGGACATTTCCATTGTCGTCTGTTGATACAGCAGAGCCATTAAAAATTAAAGGTTGATTTGCGGCGGTGCTTTGTGTGATGTTTTTTTCATTACCGGATTGGTCATACCAAGTAGTAACGTATCCATTATTTGCCCCGCAATGAGAAGCTATAGCTGCGGTATCAATCCAACCGTCACTGAATCCAATGTCTATTTCAGTATCCCCACCGTCTTCACGTATTCGTAAGCAGTCTCCGGAATAAGAGCGGTTTAGCTCGCGAACAGAGTATGCCGCGTAAACGTCGGTTGAGTATGTATCCAGCAGCAAGGGCGGTGGTACATAATCCTCTTGTAGTAAGCGTGCACCATCTTCCTGAAAGATTGGAAAAGCCCCTTCTTGCAAGACTCTATAAATGTCTGGGTATGCCTCGGTTAGTAATTCGTCTGAATTCCCTTCTAAAAGAATAAGATCAGATCCCTCTTGTGTGAGGTTGTAAGTCTCACCAGTAGCGTCAGCAACCTGACTTGCCCAAATGCCAAATTGATTGATAAACATTACGCAGTAAGATCGCCGACCAGATACCATTCATCGGTGCCACGTTTTGTCAACGAAGCACCCGAGTATTGGTCAGATAGTTTAAGATTTCCACCTTTACTACGAATAGTCGCACTACTACTCACAGTAACTTGTCCTGCACCTTGTTGGATAATGGCGATCTGTGTTCCAATTGGGAATGGGACGCTAGCATTAGTAGGAATTGTCAAAGTTATTGCTGAAGCGTTATTCAGTTCGACCATTTTTCCAGCGTCTGTCAGCACAAGAGTATAGGTCGTGCCGGTTTGATTTTGAAAATCTATGTCGCGTTCAGCGAAAGTTCCATTAGCTGAAAAATCAATATCACGATCTGGAACTGTCCAGGTTCTGGTCGTGGCTGTTGCAATAGCAGAAACTTCATAAGCTAGAGCTTTAGTATCATCAGAATCATCTTGAATCTTAAATACATTGTCTGCAAATTCGCTAGACGGTGCAGCGGGATCTCCTAGAGCACCAAATGCAAACCAAGTGTCAGTGTCTACTTTTACTAACGTTGCGGCGGCATAACGACCACTGAATGTCAATTCTCCATTCAAAGAATTGATTGTTACACCTAAACCTCCAGCAAGAGTGGTTGCACCAGCCCCTTCTTGCACAACAGTGATTTGTGTTCCTGTTGGAAAAGCGACAGAAGAATTGGGTGGAACTGTCAATGTGTTCGACGAAACATTATTCATCGTCACCACTTTACCATCGTCTGATAGGACAAGAGTATATGAAGTTCCAGTTTGTGCATTCTCTGTGAAATTTACAGGGGCAAATGGAAGATCACCTACATCAAATTTACGTAACGCCCCGCCTCCAGCCTCAACGCCTAAGAGGTAGTCACCAGATTCGGGGTTAGTTTCCTCACTTAAACCTGTGACGATTTCTGCCTTAATCTCTGAGGAGCCAATGTTGGTTATTATATTACCAGTTCCATCTGCGTCAAAGGTCTTGTTGGTGAATGTGGTTGTGCTTGATGCTGTGATCCAAGTTGCTTGAGTTGCATCGGATGGTAATGAATATCCTGTATCAAAAGCAAGAGCGAGTGTTCCAGATGATGTGATCGGATTGCCACTAATAGCAAAACCAGTAGGAACACTCATGTCAACACTGGTTACTGTTCCACCACCAGAACCACTCTGGGCTTCCATCTCAAATCGATTGTTTGCCGCATTGTAGGCAATGACATCATTGTCTGTGGTTGAGAGACCAGAAGACAGGATGGCAGGAATCACAAACTCATTGGTTCCATCGTGATACTTCAGGAGAGCAGTATGATCTGTGGTTGATGTATCAAGAGCAATCTGACCAGCAACAGAAAGAGAAGGTGCAGCACCATTGGGAATCTCAAGGGTGGCTCCACCGAAATCATGAGTTCCAGTATAAGTGTCACCATCTGTCAGTGCAACATTTGAGGCAACAATGGAGGAATCAACTGCATCACCATCTGCATTCCATGAAACCAGATTACCGTTTGTTCCAGCAGTACCAGTCACCAGAGTTGTATCAGAGCCAGTCTTGGAACCTGAAGCAATATCAGCAGTCTCTACGTTAGAGAGAGAATTTCCAGTTCCATTGGCATCAAAAGTCTTGTTAGTAAGGGTATCTGTAGATGACGCCGTGATAGCACTAATACCAGCAGCAGTCGGTGGTGTATAGGTAAAGACACCAGTGGTATTATCGTAAGATATTGCACCATCACCAGATGCAGAAGCTTCAGCACCAACACTCAGGTCAGTAAGGGCAATACCACCACCACCGCTGGCAGTTACCCAAGAAAGTGTTCCAGAACCATTGGTAGACAAAACCTGACCACTAGAACCATCAGCATTAGGGAGAGTCCATGTAACATCAGACGCAATTGAGGATGGTGCAGTGAAGGCAACATAATTTGTCCCTGCTCCAGTTTCTACAAAGTAATTTGTGGTTTGATAAAAAGCCTTCCAACGATTGCTCGCAGTTCCCAAATTCTGAACACCATCTCCATCAGGTCGAACATCACCATATGTTCCTCCTCCGACATCTGCCTCTGGTGCCAAAATGATGTCACCAGCACTACCACTTGATGAAACCGATCCAGTCCGAAGGGTAATCGACCCGGAGCCAGTAGCACTTCCTCCACTATTGATTTCAACTGAACCGGAATTCCCCGTGGTACTCGCTCCTGACACCAAGGTAACATTTCCAGTATTCCCACCCGCACTGTCCCCGGCATCGCCCGATCCCAGAGATAAAGCCCCACCAGTTGCTCCATCAGTGTTTCCCGAATCAACACCAGCCGAGGTGATGGTCAGGGCGGTCCCTGTTCCTACTCCAGTGATATCAGAGTAAAATAACTTCTTGTTAGTCTCACTGTAGATGAGTGACTCAAGGTTGATGTCCCCAGACCCCTTTGTCTGAAGGTTGAGATCCACGTTGGTATCTGTTCCGGTTGAACGGATAATAGGACCACCACCAGTTGCTTCATTCTCAATATTAATATGGTTTACAGCAGAACCATCTTCAGTAAAGGTAAGAAGCTCCCTTGTTCCATCACCAATAGCGTTACCATTGACATCCAACTGTCCACCTAATTGTGGTTCAGTATCTCCAAGAACATTCGAAAGAATACCGGCTTCTGCCAAGGTATTATTAATCCAAGCAGTTCCAGACCATTTTAGGATTTCACCAGAAGCAATTGATGTGATGGTTACATCTGCAAGGGATGAAATGCTCTCCGCATCGATGTTAGTGAGGTATCCTTCCAAACTATGATCACCCCAACCAAAAGCAGTGTCCCAATCGGAGGAATTATCAGTGATTGCAGAGGTTGCTCCACCAGAGATTTTAATGAGACCTGAATATGCTCTTACATCTGCCTCCAGACCACCCTGTTCGTGAGTTGCGGTGCCACTGATATCAGAGAAAGATGCAGTCACCGCACCTGTTCTACCAAAGACACTTGATACACTCTCTGTATTGTCAACCTTATCCCATGTAGTTCCATTGGAGATAATCCAATCACCAACCTTCCAGTCAGTCTCACCATCAATTGAAGTAGAACCAGCAACAGACACCTTGTAGTAATAACCCTTATTACTACTTGAAGCAGTAGGAATTGTAGGTGAGTTTGTAGAGGCATTCCATGTCCCCTGATAGTTCACTCCACCCACAAATGCAGAAACAGCATATCCAGAATCGACTGCATCACCATCTGCATTCCAAGTGACAACATTACCATTCGTACCAGCAGTTCCAGTGATTAGGGTTGTGTCAGAACCACTCTTAGAACCTGAAGCAATATCAGCAGTCTCTACATTTGATAGACTGTTTCCAGTTCCATTGGCATCAAAAGTCTTGTTAGTAAGGGTATCTGTAGATGATGCAGTGATATAAGAACCAAGGTCACTGATTTGAGATTCAGTAATACTTAATGCTGCTTGGTGTTGTGTAACATTTGATTCTGCAATTCTAGCATCAGCAAAGGTCCCACTTGTAATATCACTTGTAGAATGTGTGTGACCTGTAGCAGCAATACCAGCTTCTGCGGCAGTCTGATTAATCCAGTTACCTGAAGCAGAATCATATGCCAGAACCTCATTATTAGCAGGAGTTCCAGAAATCAGAACGTCATGCAGTTCATCGAGAATGTTTCGCTCCACCTCAGCACGAGCAAAAAGAGTTAAGTTCGTCTCCGAAGTTACTTTGAGGACAATTGCAATTGGCATTCGACGGTTTGGAGCAGTTGGAATCACTGAGGTAAGTGTGCCAGCAATATTAGCTGAAGCATAAAGAATATCACCAACGCTCCATGACTCTGTGTCTGCATTATCACGAATACCACCAGAGGCATATGTTGTTCCATCGACTCCACGAACCTTACCAAAGGTGGTTACAAATCCAATATCGTTTGTGGAAAGTGTTTCTGTGGCAATACCAAGAAAACGAAGTTCATCAATACCACTACCAGAATTAGCAGAGAATGGAGTTCCCTCAAGATTGTCAGAACCACCAGTGACACCAGAGACATAGACTGCCATACCATTACGGATGGCAGTTGTCGCCTTGATTCTTGCCACTTGTTCTTGACCAATCTGAAGAGTGACATTTGTATCCAGACCAAGATCAAGTGTCAGGTCTTCACTGTTCCATGCAAGCTGACCAACAGCAGCAGTCTCAGCAGCAGTCAGGTCAAATTGAAGGGCATCAAGTGTAGGTGCATCTGTATTTACAAAGGCTGAACCATTCCATCTCAGGATATCATTAGTGGCAGCAGATGTCAGAGTAACATCACTTAGGTCATCAATAGAACCATTGAGACCAGCAAGTGTTGGAGGAGTATAGGTAAAGACACCTGTAGAATTGTTATAGGAGATTGCTCCATCACCAGATGCAGTAGCTTCACTACCAACACTCAAGTGAGCCCGGACCTCTGCGGCACTTGGTCCTGTATATGTGAATACACCAGTGGAGCTATCATAACTCAAGGATCCATCACCACCAGAATCTGTAACAGAGATGTCGGTCAGCTTGATGTAACCAGCAGTATCCAATCCAGATTTGATCTGAGTGAATGTCAGCTTCTTGTTAGTTCCATCGCTTTTCTCTGAGGTATCAGATACATCTGTGATCAGAAAAAGATCTCCATCTGCAAGGGCATCAGTCTGAGCGGCAACTTGAGTTAAATATTTCTCAGGCATAATTTTTAGCGAGTTACATTTGGTGAAACAACAACATTACCCTGAACGATTCGATACGTGGTCCCATCAGAGTCAGTTGCTTCGATGTCATACACATATCTTCTTGAGGTCAATGCGGATGTCTGGGTATTAGTAAGAGAAATCTCAAGGACATTTGAAAGTTGAGAATCAGTGTTAATATCAAAGGTGGCAGCAACAGTTGAATTACCTACTGTTTTACGAATCTGTCCGCTGAAGGTGTAGGTAGACAAGTCAAAGTCTACATTATCTTTCTTAACAGTGACTTCAGCAGTATAAACCGCACCCTGATCGATGTAAATGTCTTCGTGGCTTGCCATATTACTTTAGGTTATTTATGATTCTGAATCCGACACTAATACGATGAGTCCTTGAATACACCGAATGCCAGAACAAATTGTCTTTCTCGTTATTTATATGAAAGTGACGTATGTTCCAGCCGGGAAAGTCCATGTCCACAACAGTCTTCTTGGTCTCTTGGTCATAATACTTGAAGTATGAATCTCCATTTTGAGAATAGTTTAGGTAGCACCTGAGATATGGAGTATCTGCATTAGTGTGCCATCTCATACCTTCTCCCGGTGGATAGTAGAAGAAACCAGAACGAGATATTGAGCATTTTGGAAATCGCCCCATCAACATTTTTGTAATGTAGATTTGATCCTTTATTAAATATGATTCCTCGATATCAAATGGTTGCCCTTTTCCAAAGTTTTGGTCAACATCAACTCCACTTTCCATTGCCAGTGAAAGTGAATCGTCTGAGGTATAGAATCCTTCTTCTTTCTTGGGGTAGTTAATATCAAGGTCTTTCCATTCATACAAGAGACGATTTGCCATCTCGTCTAGATATTCATCTTCAAATCTCTGATGAATCATAGAACCTCCTTATACATTGTTAATGCAGGAGGATCGACATGACCAATGTCAACAGGAACTTTTACAGAAGTAAAATCTACGGTCTCTGGTAGGTCTCTAAGCTGCTGCTTGTATTTTTCGATATTATGAAGACGTTCTTGATTTGTGATATACCTCAAGCAAGCTTTATCGAGTTCCTCCAGTGCCTCATTTCTTCTATACCTAAGAATATCAAGTGCTTCTTTCCGCACCTTTGATTCATCATATGATATCTCACCGTCCTCAATATTCATAAATTTCAATTCACCGGAGTCTGGGACATCTTTAGGGGAATCAAATGAAATAGCCTTGCCGCATCTAAGACAGTCCAAGGCTTGTTGAGATGGATTCTTGAGGTAAATTTCCAGTCTTACATCCTCACCAGATTGATATAGCACATAACCATTTTGCATACTATGATTTAGTAGACAACAATGCTTACTCTATTCCACGTATTGTCTGGATCAGCTAGAGCAAAAACACTTGTTCGACCACTCGTATACCAAGAGCGGTCCTTGTTGCCCTGAATTGAAGTAGTCTTCAGGCTTGATATTTCAAAACCACTTGTAGTGTAATTTTGTGTCCAGACTCCAGTCAGTTCATCTCGACAAAATATTGTGCTATCTCCATACAGGTCCAATCCCGCATCATCAGAATGGTCTCTGCCAACAGTAAAAATGATGACATGATTATTGTGTTCTCGTTCATTTTCAAAGTTGATAGTAAGAGTCCCCTCAGAACCAAAGCTGGCAGAACTAATGTTTCTCTTTTTGCTTGGGTCAGCTAGGATAGTCCAGCTATAAGGTGACTCTTCTATCCTCTCCATCGTGCAAAGAGCAAATGCAGCTTTTCTGTCAACCAGAAACTTTGTGATGCCATTTGTCTTTCTCCTCCATCTGTCAAAAGAATCTGCCAAAGTAACACCTGTCTCCTTGAAGTCATCATAAGGAATAAAGTCAGTAATATTTGATACTACCTGATCGGGTTCTGGTGCATTGAGGTTTGGGTCTTCAACTTCATTTACAAGGTCTTCATCAATCTGGGGATTGGGGACAAAGAACTCAACCAAGTATCCATATCTTCCATCTCTGGTATTTGTCAGGTCACCATCATCATCTGAGTATAGACCCGGTTGACTTCTCTCTGAACCAAGAATTACAGCAAAGTCTTCGCCTTGTCCAGAATTACTAGGTTCATTAAATGATTGTCCTGTTGAATGAAGGTCACTATTATCTGCCCAATAGATATTATTGACACCATTCTCAAGCGGACTTCCATCAATCCATTTCCATTCACCCTCTTCTTCGGTATCAGTCAACCCAACCCAGACTGTAGGGTAATCTGCGATGCCTTCTTCAACCTCAAGATAGTCTTGAACAAAATTGAGAGCTCTTCTGCCGGTGCGAAAAACAAAAGAGAAATTGAATAGTGCATCATATTCATCTTTAGATATCTCTACAACATCAGTTCCGGCATTACTCCAGAATGTATTAATATCGTTTAGTATTCTATTGCTGAACCTTCTCGATGCACCAATCCCAGCTATTTCCCTTTGGAGACCCTGAGAAGTGGTTGGGTTCAATGTTGCTGCTGCTTGAATAGCACCCGCCCATGCGTCTGGGAGAAGTGATCTATTGAACAATGCCACTGGAGATTGCAGATTCGATTGAGCTTCTCTATAAAAGAGATATCTGGTTGGTGTTTTAAATTCCTCAAGAGTAGCAATTGCGGTATTATATTTCTCCTGAGTATTCAGAACAGCAAGACGACCATTGATACCGTTGTGTGTCAAGAGTGCTGCTGCTGCTGAAGCTTGCTGATAAGTAAGCTTTTCCCCCAGTGTTTCTACTACTTGAAATCGTGCTCCCATAATTTTAAAAGATTACAACTGAAAAATATTCAAATCCACCATCTGCACCAGAAATGCCGCTCATTGACTTCGCAGCATTGTATCTTGTATCATCACTGTTACCCCCACCACGGGGAAAACTGTTAGGGTCAGTCCAAGATACTAGAACATCAATACCAGATGTGTCTGCGCCACGATACCCAGCAAAAAGAAGGTCTGACCTGACTGGAAATTCGCCTGCGCCGTTTCTATACGCATTCACAAACGGAATATAGTCTCTATCATATTCAGTCTCAAACGTCAAGGACCAGTAGCCAGCAGGATCGAGCGTAACAGTGCTAATGTTACTTGATTTGATTATTGAACTATTGACATTATCATATAGAAGATATGTTGTGGCAAATGCTCTAGTAGTGCCATTGACTGCATTAATAATTCCATTCGTGCAAGCAGACCACTCCTGAACATCATAGTCTTTCGAAATCCCAACATTTCCAAAGCTAGTAATTGGTATTACATTTTCTGAAATCATAGTAATCCAAATATGATAAAGGATGCAGACCTCCATCCACCATCGGTTATTGCATAGTTCTTAGAACCTGCTCGATAGAGAAACATATTGATTGAAGTTGTTGTTGGTGTGTGAAAAACAACTGTTCCAAAATCAGTCTTATTTCTTGTGTCTCTTCCTTCGGAAGTGCTACCCCATCCACTTGGGCTTATCGTGGAATCTCTGGAACCCAGATTTCCATAAGGCATAAAGTTTGAATCCTTTGTGGGTTTATTAAAATTAATCTTGATTCCAGTTTCAGTATCGAAGCGTATCTCCTTGACATTGAATGAATTCTCAATAGAAAATGTAGGAGTGTTACCATTAAGCGTCCATGTCACTAGACCATACGCTACTGGTGCTACTGCAAAATTCTCAATCCGATTAATGATACCATTGGTCTTCTTACGAAAGTCCTCAAAGCTATCAGTCATCTCAACACCGGAGCCGTTTGAGGCTCCCATAGTGTTGAATGTATTGAATGCATATGATGGTTCAATAGGCATCTTTAGAATTGAATGATCATTCTGACTTCTTCGATTTGGTCAGTGGCGCGAGTGACAGATGAACGGTTTTCAATAAACAGAACCTCACTGTTTAATCTGCCATACTTCTCTGTGCCAGTAGATGTATTTGCATTTGTGTAGTCAACAATAGTAAACTCTGGATACTGTGGCGCACCAGTATAGGCAATGGTATCGCCAGCTTCATTCCTCAATGTTCTGCCGCTTGCAAGTTCCAAGAGATTCTGAGAATCATCATCATCAAAGTTTTGATGATAATACAAACGATCAAGGTCTGTATCGAGGTGGTCGAAAATAATGATGGGAACTTCACCCTCAATAGCCTGTTGAATGGTCGTGTCTCCATCTACATTATCAAACAAAACTGTTCCTGTTGTAATACCAGCAGGAAGTGATGCAGTGCATGTAACATAACGTAGAGCCTTAGCAGCATCACCAGCAGCATACGAAGATGTAGCACTAGGAGTATCACCACTGCCAAGTGAAGGATCTTTCAGCAGAGAAACCTGACGAAAAGGAATGATAAGACCATCACCACCAAGGTCGTCTTCGAAGTTGGCACGAATACCACAATAGTAAGATGGAAGCAACTTGAGGTTATCTGTTCCAACACCCTCCAGAGGAAGAATCATTGGTTCTAGGATTGCAGTCTTATTCACGCCATCGACAACGGCATTTGCGTTTACAACACCTAGAATATTGGATGTATTAATCTGACTAGATGAAAGCTTGGTAACGCATTGTGTGATTGCCCCGCCATCAACAGTGATAGTGCAATCGATGCTTTGGTTAAACTGAACAAGGTCAGTATCATCACCACCAGTGCCATCAGTTCTCAGACCAGTGCAATTAACAGTGAGGTCACCAGCAGTATATCCAGAACCACCATCAATGACTTTGAATCCATAAATCAATCCACCAGAGGTTTCAGATGGATGGTCGCTCCCACTATATGCAGTCAAAGCAGGATTGTCAACAGCACTAGAACCAGCGTTACCAATAGCAGCAAATTGTGTGGTAAAGAATCCACTATCACGATTCAGTGTGCAGACATATGCCCAACGAAAATCATCGTCAGCAGTTGTGATCAAACCATTATTTTTACCTGTCTCAGTCGCACCAAAGATGCTATTCAAGGTAGCAGTCATTGTAGGTTCATCATCACTGTTAGAAGTCGTAGTGCCATCATTCTTCAGGCAGATAAAGACTTCAAGGTCACTATTAATGACATAGCATGGCTCAAACTCAACACCATCAACGGTCTCTGCGAAAAAGCAGTTTGCGTCATTGGGGTCATACACTTTATAACGCTTACTTGCCTGATAATACACACGCGGCATCACTCGGAAAGCACTATTGGTTCCCACCTTTGAAAGTGTTGCAAGGTTGTTAAGAACCTCAAGTTCTTCTGCGCGACTTGCTGCTGGAACAGGCAAAGAAAAAGAGCCATCGGTTTCTGCCAAACCAGCACTATCGGGGTCATATGCATCTGATTTACCAATGCCCACGTAGTAATTGCTGCCACCAGTAGTGACATCACTTACAAGGAGTTGTGCCGCGTTTCTTCTAAAATCGTCTGTGATAATTGCTGCCATAATAGTGTGTTAAGTATTTGCTTTATTTATACGCTTCATTCTTCAATAAAGATTGAATCTGTCAAAGTTCTATAGTCCAAAGATCTAACTCTAAGTGTTCCTGTTCCTTCAGAAGAACCATCGTCTACAATATCTAGTCGTATTGTAGATGTGTTTCCATTCGTGAGTTGAGTGTTCTGGTAGTGCCATTCTAGTGGATATGAAGTCAGGTCTTGAAGACCATCAATAAACCAAGGGCGATATCCGGGTCCATCTGATGTGTTGATGTCTGCATTTGACCCTGCTGTATTTTGAATGTAAGATGTCCACCTTACGTTGTGAAGGTGATCCTCGTTGTTTTGTGCTCTAGTTCCTAGTCTCCAACGGGATTGGTCATAATCAAAACCATCAGAGTGGCTAGGAGCAAGAGTCTTATATCCAGAACCCTTCGTAATCCATCCCCAAGAACCAATGCCACCTTTACCAACAGTAGTATTTGTTGACTCATCAAAAGTCTGGACAACTGCCTTGGCAACCTTACCAATATGAAGGAATGTCACATCACCGTCAACGGCACTCCCTGATGTGTGTGTTGGCGCAGTTGATCCAGTTGTTCCTGCAACAGTGACCTCATACAATTCATCTCCATTATAAAGATGGTCACCCACAACATATGTAGAACTTTCACTCCATTCCATTCCAACCTTAATCAAATAATGAGGATCTGGTGTAGTCTTATCTGTCACATTGTCTTCCACATCAGCAATTGTGTGCGTGGTTGTAAACCCTGCCCCTTGATCAACAATATTGATATCCAAAATGGAGCCATCACTGTTAATCGTTCCCCAACCCCACACACCTTGCACGGTAGTATCAATTGCAGTAGCACTCTCTGCTGTAATTGTTAGTGGAACACCAACAGTTTGAGATGCTGTATTGGCTTGATAGACTTTGAGGTATGCAGTAGTGCTTGCCCCTGCTGCATAGTATCCATTATTCAGAATTTCCTGATTATAGTCTTGATATCTTTCTGGGCGAACAATCAAGAATGCATCTCCCTGAGAATCATTGTAGTTATCAGAGTCATCATACAAAGTGTAATCGGCATCATCAAGATTGTCTTCGTTCTCAAGGTTAATATTGAATTTAAAATTATTACCCGCTGAAGTGGCACTATTCAATTGAATGCGTAGACCATCACCGTCTTCGGATGCACGCTCATTGATATTTGCATCATCAGAATCGTTAACACCCTCAAGGAATTTAAGTGTATGAGGAATGACATCAACATCAGCCCCAAAGACAGAAAATGGTGAACGATTTACACTAAAGTCAAATTCCTTCTCAAGTTCATTGAAGTCTAGCTTTGCATATGAGCCAATAGATTCACCGGGGTCAAAGAATTTATCTTGTGCTTGATATTGAGTATGGACAAAGGAATCTCTGGCATCCTCAAGGAAAGGAGACATGACAAACATGATATCAAGAACGCGAGATTCAATAATTTCTGCTGGCGGGTCACCATAGATTTCACCATCAGAATCATCACCATAAATGTTTGCTGCATAATCATCTCCACTGATTCTGTCAATTGCACCAGACCTCCAGCGAAGACCAGCCTGTGCATTGACCAGAGTTTTCACCAAGACATCTACCGGAGGTTCATACTTGGAAAGAAAGTATGCAGTGAATGGGTCTAGGTCAAGAGCTTGATATGGATTTGCCGTGGAATTAGCTCCAGACCCATATAGAAATCGAGCGTTCAGGACAGTGAGATTTGAATTATAGACTCGAAAATCTCGGAGATACCCTGATGTGTGGACAGTTCCCTCATTCCCCTGAGACTCATTAGGAACATACCCTCCCATGATTTGTGACAGATGGAAAGTGTGTTGTCGGGAAACACCATCATCCAAGAAAGACTCAAGGTTGATACTTGTGTCTGTGGCTTCCTTCACACCATCAACCCAGAGGGAACCTGAGCGGTTTCCATCATAGACATACGCCAAGTGGTGCCATTGACCGTCAGCGATTGAGGTGGTTGATGAAAGAATCACTGGAATACCATCTGATGCATCAGAGTCCCCACCTTCCTGAATGTAAATCACAGCAAACTTCTCATCAATCTTCCCAAGACCAACACCATTTGCATCACGGGAAGAAACCAGAATACTGTCTGCTGTCTGGCTTGTCTTCAGCCATAATGAAATTGTAAAGGCATCTTCCTCATCAAACTGGTATAGACCAACTCGGTTTCCTTCAGAATCAGTGAAGTAGTCCCAACTGAGATCCCCTTCGTTCGAAGGGTCCAGACCATCCATTCTAAAATCTGTATTGGCATAAATTCTATCATCAACTCCATCAAACTCAAAAGCTTCCTCTGTGCTATTCCATGTGGGTCCTTGAGATGGGCTGATATAACCATTTTGACCCTCTATCGTGTTCGTAACCTCCTCGACTACAAAACCTGATGCGCCCGAAATACTGGATTCCTTATCCAAGGCGTACCTCAAGATGGGTTCTGCAAAAGTCTCTATCTCCTTTCTGCGATTAGGAGGGAGGAGATCATAATGCCACTTATCATGTTCTGCCCAATAATCTTCATTCTGGGAGTCGCCATCGAACCAGTAATCAGGGTCCCATCCCGGTCTTACCTTGGACAAATCTCCACCACCAACAACACCAGCCTCAACCAAAGTTGCGACGTTAAATTTAAGACCAGCAGGATGAGCAAGCTTGCGGAATTTACTTCTCCATTCCTGACCACCAGCAGGAAGTTTTGATGTTCGAATACGATAGGTGTATGGTTTGTCTCCATACTCAATCTGAAGGTCATCTACATCATTGAAGAAGATGCGAAAGAAAGTATAAACTGATTCAATGGTCCCCTTGGAGCGATAGTAGTGGACAATTCTCTTATACAGAGTTACTCGATCCATGTAGTCTGAATTGGGAACAATCGATGCAATTTCATCCTGAATCGAGTCAAGATACTTTGCAGATGTTTCATCAATATCATTCTCCACAACGATATGACGAAGTTCCTTGGAAGGAAGACCATCCTGATTCAGATAGTCATAGTATTCCTTGAGGAAGTTGACAAGGTTTTGTGAAGAACCTCTGAGTTGCTCTGGTAAAAGATCATTTACCCTTGCGGACTCATGCGCTCTTGGTGTGGCATTGGCAACAGAATCGTGCATAATTACGTGATATCTTTGTCTCTGTTATGTGTTACATAGTCCTTGATAGCTGAGTTGTTACCTCTAAGAGCAGCATCATCAATCTCTGCTGTTATTGATGTCAAGGTATCATCAATTTCAATAATCGTATTTCTCTTTGCTGCAATGTCATTTGATGCAGGGCGAGTGTATAGGTTGATTACTTTATTGTTCGCAGCATCATCAATCGTAGGCAGTTTCTGAATATTGATATATTCTCTCACGAACTTATAGGTAATCTCACCGGAAACCAATCCCTCATCCTTGGAGTTGGAAGGTGTGGTTGTTCCACTGGTTGCAGTTGCGTCATCATCCTCCCCATCAACAGCAGCAGTAACTTCATACACATAACTGTTGATATGAAAGATATCACCAACCCTATACTCCTTACTGGGTGTGAACGCTGCACCCCTTTTATTGGCAACACCCGCAAGTTCTGCTGCTGGTTTACCAAGATATACAACACCAGTTGAAACATTGACAAGACCATAAAATACTGAACCTGTCTCTGTTCCTGTGCTGTAGTGACTTCTTTTACCATCTACTGTTTGATATATTGTGAGCGCAAGAATATGAGAAGGAAGATTGTCAAGTTTTTGTGTCCCAAAGCGATAAATCTGTCCCCCAATCTTAAAGTTATCTGTAGCAGTTTCTTTACTATAGACAATATCAGTTTCCTCTTCATCAAGTGCAAAGGTGAAGTCAAATGATAGCAGTTTTTTCTCTTGGTCTGTCAAGGCTTTTTCAGAGAACAGACCCTCAAAACTATACTCAAGGGTGTTTGATGTTCCGTCCCCATTTGTCTTTGGTGCATTTCTGCCAGTCTGACCACTTTTGGTGACCTTGTAGACATTGTTACCAAAGAAAAACAGGTCATCTTCAGGAAAGAATCTGTTTGGTTTCCATTCCTGAACCGCGTTCCTGCCACTTAAATCAACTACACTTACCGTGTCTGTATCCGTATCAAAAAGTTTTTGGTTCAACTCTAGTTTACGATATGCATAGAGTCTAGCAGCAGTGCTAAGAATAGCAGGGCTTGTGTTATCGATCTCCCGAAGAAACTTGGAGAATCTAAAAATTGAGTTGTATTCAATCAAGGCAGTGGAATCAAAATTACTTACCGTGGTGGTAATCTTTGCACCCAGAGTATCAGAATTCAGTGTCGTCAAGTTGGGATTGAATTTGCTAAAGATATCAAAGTAGATATAGATGAATTTCGGATCAACAAATTCATGTCTCAGCGTCAAGACGCCTTTATCTCTTAAAAGTTTTCTAAGGTCTGACTTTTGAGAATCAGTAAGAACGGCATTGTCTGCTTGCTTGGCACTAATATAAACAGCACCAAGGTCAACAGGATCATTATCCTCACCACCCCAGACGGAAACAGCAGTTGCATCAGAGGCATTGAGAATCTGAGCCTTATAGTCATCCACAGTAACAGCACGGTCCTGAGAGGTAAAACTTAGTGGAGCATTGAAACGAATCTCTTCAATGGATTCACGGTCACCACCACCAGAAGAAATAGTGGCACTAGAAACAACAATATCTGTAAGAACTAATCCACCAGAGGATGAAAGATTGCTGCTCAGAGTAAACTCAGATGCGCCATTGGCTTCAGCCCCATCAGTGGAAAGATACTCAATAGAAATTACACTTCCGGGTGATGGTTTTTTACCAACAACATCGTTACCAAATTCAATTTCATAAAACCCACTTGGATTCTCAAAGACAAAATATGTATCACTGGTTGAAGTCACATTAGACAACTCAGTAAACTTTGTATAGAGAGTGCTGCTTGAGGTATTACCATGAGGAAATGAAGTGACTCTGAGAGTAGAGACATCAACCTTGGAATCAGGAATCTCATATCTCACATTGGTATCAGAAGCATCGAATGTATACTGGACTGTCTTGAGAGTTCCTTGCTTGACCTGAATCTCCTTTCCAGATGCCCCGAAGGTTCCAGTGAAGGCATTCAGTGTAATGAATTCGTATGAATTGCCGCCAACAGAGGTAGAGAAAACAGTGTTCTTGGGAACTGTTGTAAGGCTACCAACATCTGCACCAGTCAATTTGATGGTAGAAGTTGCAGCAGTGAATGAACGAGGTAGATATCCAAGAGTCTTGGCGCGAGCAACAACATTCTTTCTTAGCTGGGCAGATCCAATGAAACCTTCATTGGCAGCAAGGTGAGCAAGAATCGCATTATAGTGTGTGTTGTATGCAAGGATATCCAGAAGATGATTCAGACCAGAACCCTCAAAGTCCCAATCCTTATATGGTCCTCCATCTCGCTTATAGTAGTCCTTGATGTTCTGTTTGATTGCATCAAAGTCTAGTTCCGTTACATTGAGTTTTTTTCCTGCCATGTTGGATTACCTTATTCTTGTGAGATAAAAGTTTACTTCCTGCTCTATGCTAGAGTCAGTGATATTAAAACCGATATTGACCTTGAACGCATTGCGATCAATGTCATCAAATACCTGAACCACGACATTATCGATTCTAGGTTCAAACCTACTTAATACTCTGTGAATCTCTGTTCTCATTGCATCAGCAGTAAAGAAATCAGCATTCTCAAAGAGAAGACCAGCTACATTGCCTCCGATTTCAGGATGAAAAGGTCTATCACCAAAGTTCGTCAAAACAAGGTTCTTCACTGCTGAACGAACTGCATTCAGGTCAGTGATAGGTCGAATATCTTTGGTGTTTGGATGAAGATTAAAGCCAAGAGACAAGTCTGCAAACAAAGTTGGGACGACATCAATTGGTCTGACTCCATCTATGTTTTTATCTGAAGATGCTGTTGACATATGAACTATTTATTCGGAAAGTTTCTACCTGTCCCAATGACATATATCGCATAAAGTTCCGCCCCACCCTCATCAGCATAGATGCCCTTGACAGTGTTACGAATGCTATCCAACAACTCTATGTGTCGGTCATATTCTTCCTTTGTAAATCGTGTCCTTGTTACAGGATTCATGAATTTACCGGGAAGCATTACGATATCCTTGGCAATTTCCTTATTGGGTCGAATGATATCATCAAATGGAATACTTTGACTCAGACTCAGAAAGGCACCGGGATTTCTTTCGATCTTATTCTGAATCAACTTGACAAAATAGTGAAGATATTTCCTTGCCTGTTGAGTATACCATACAGCAATATCCTTATCTGTAAGCTCGACAAAGAGGTTTGTGAGGTTACTTCCAATAATATTATAGACAGATTGCCTATAGATCAATTCACGATAATCCGATTTATTTTGACTGCCTTCCAGTTCATTAAAGACATCCGTGATATCATATGCTGCGAATGCAGAAGAAACCTTTGTATCCCACTCTGTTTTTGCAGCAACTGCGGCTTCATAGGTGTATCCATACTCAGTTGCCAAGGGAGTTGCTTCAAGGCTCAGAGATTTGTCCAATGGGTCTGCTCCTGCTGCTGGTTTTGCTGATGGTAGTGCCATATATTATCCTCCTGCAAATACGTTAGGTGAACCACCAGCTACGATTGTGCAGCTAGTAATACCATCACCAACTCGACCACACCCTTTGCCATTTACAAAGACCTTTGATGAACCAGTGGTAATAGGAGCAGCATGAGGTGGACAAGGCGATCCCGGCAGCAAATGAACACTGTTCATATCACCCTGACGAGAGATTGCTCTTCCATTACAAAAGACATTTGGCGAACCCTGTGCTCTTATTGGAGTAGAGCAATGAATGACATCTTGGTCTCCTATTCTTGTGACTGCTGGCATAATACTACTGGTTCCTCCTTACATAACTCTCAACAAAACTTTGAATTGCATCACTGTCATTCAAGATTTCTTGAGTGATTGTGAACTCTTGCTCAATACCAACAAGAGCTGGGCTTGTCCTATCATATGTCACCACTGCTGTAAATGTTTTCTGATACGATGGAGTTCTATCCTGCTCTAATTTATAGAGACTCTTTCCTTCTGGAAAATTTGACATACCCTGTTGCACAATAGGTTCCATGTATATCTGCTTGTCATTTGTTAGACCCCTTGAAGCTTCCTTGTATGCTTCCTTTAGTTCCTCATCTTCAAAGGTGCTTTTGCCCTTATCTACAAGGTAAAAAAGGTCTCTGTATGGATCAAGATACTCACCAGAGAACGTGATTGTCTTTGCAGATACATCAATGGTAATCACCACACTCGGGTCATTCTGAATGGTGCATTGGATATTCGTAATGGTATCACCCGCAGCTTCCGTAAAAGTCACTGTCCCCACGGCAGTGAGATCAGGCTTATGAATGGCACTCAGTTGTGTCTTGTCAATTGTAATTGCCATCAGTTCAAATCAATTCTTGCTGCTTGAATCTTGGTCTTTCCTGTATTGGTAAGGTTACTATCACCAACAACATCAGTCACTAGGTTTCCATTCACATGGGTATTCATGCCCCCCTTGACATTTACATTGTAGTCACCCTCAACCTCCAGAGTATGATTTCCCTTTACAAGCATGGTTGAATCTCCAGAGATGGTCACATTACAGTTTCCGGCAATATACACATTTTTATCTTTGATTACAACCTCATAATCATCTCCAGTAATCACAGTGACTCTATCACCCTTTGCTTGCATCTCTGTATAGGTTCCACTGGAATGATATAGAGAAATTCTTTCATGACATGGAGTATCATCAATCTCCAGAGAGTGCCCATTCTTTGATACCTTTACCTCATTATTTGGATACACTGGTGCATTGGTGTCTGCAATCTGAGGCATATTCCATGCCCCACCACCTGCAATCGGAACATCTTCCTTGTGAGTTGCCTCCTTGGAGATATACGATGTGGAATTTTTATAGTCAATCCGTGCTTGTTTTCCAATATCAGGTAAAATATTTTTTGGAAGCGATTCATTGGGATCAAAGAATCCTTTATTCGGTTCCCAATGAGTGTTTGATACACCATTGACCTTACCAACAATCACATACTCATCAGCACTTACCTGTGTTGCCAGAACCCAATCGCTGACCTCAAGGAATACTCCATTGATAACTGGAGTCCACGGCAGAGAGTTCAATGGAAGGTCAGCAAGAACTTCGCTATGCTTGCCAACAAGTCGAACACGAACTCTTCCAAGTTCCTGTGGGTCATTCGTATCTTCAATTACTCCAATGCAATTCATATTACTCTGACAGAATCCGTGACAATCTTTGAGGTCGTGGTGTAGTTGCCAGTGCTAAGGTTTATTGTATGTATTGATGTTGTGACCAAATACTTTCGAGAGAAAACAAGGTCATTCACCTCTGCATCATCACCAATATAATTCTTGAGTGCTTTTAGGTCAGTTGCCTTTGGAACCTCAAGTGCCACAATTTTACCGGGATTCAAAAAGAGATCTCCTGATACGGTAATCTCATGCGAGAGGGTATCCATGTTTGCAGTATAAGAGTCCAGAACAGGAGCAGAAAGTTTCTCAGCATCACCTGAATTCTTTAGACCACCAAAAGCAAGGCTATTACGATATGAAAAATTTCTTACAATATCAGGCGATTGAGAAAAAGATTTCTTGTTACCCAATGGAGAAAACTCAGGATAATAATTACTCTTCCCTGTCAGATACCTATCATTCGGAACTCGAAAGCAGTTAAACACATTGTCTGTATAGACTCTATTTGATAGATCAAAAGACAAATTGTGCGAAGCATACGCCCCAGCATTTGCTGCGGATACTCTATTCAGACCCAGAAACGAATTCATGTTCTGAATCGTCAGCATATTCTCTGCATCTGTGCTACGATTTCCCGGCACACCATCAGTAAAGAAGGTCTTCTCATAGTAGGTGTTGTAGAAGTTTCTTTCATCACCAATCATTGAATCATATGACCTTAACTGAATCAGGTCATGCACATTCTGCCAGAGGAAGAATGGTGAAAGATTATTATCGTAGAGTGTGTTGGTAAATTCAAGGGCTTGATCAAGAGGTTTTGTCCACTCAATTACACCAGCATATGCGGTAACTGGATCGCCACGAACAACAATCTTTTGCTTTAGGTCATTTGTGATAATTTTCTCAATCTCCTTTGAGATTGCTCCATTGAAACCGCGAGAGATATTTTTGAGGGATGAAAGATAGGCAACCTCACTTACAGCATCAATGACATAAAGCTGGTAATCACCAGAATTCCCTCTGGAATATTTCGGATACCCAGTGACTCGATAGATGAGTTCTGATTCATATTCATCCTCACCAAAGGGTTTCTGCCTGACATTCAGGATAATTTTCTCATTGCCATTTATCTCAAAGAACTCAAAGAAATTAGACTCATCCTTGATACCAAGTTTGATTGTCACATATGGATTATACAGAGATTCAGTGAGAGTTACTGTCTTGACCATCGTGATGATATCCTTCACATCACCACGATAATTCACCATGAAAATATTCTGAATATCACAAGAACCTGATGCCGTAGATAAATTTTTTGCTACCTTGTTGCTCATTTATTCAGAAGTGATTTGTATTCACGCGCAAACTCACGAACACGATCAGGTCTAAGGACACGAACCTCTCTGGCTTCATCATTCTCTTCTACCAGATGGTCATAGTATGAGGTGAATTCACTGTATGTTCCATTGACACTGAGTGCATCATAAGCACTGAGAACCTCCTTGGACAATTGACGAGAATACCAGACCTGAAAGTATCCTTGGTCCGCGCCCCATTCAGATGTGTTAATCTTGAAGGTTAAAGCCTCTCCAGTGCCATCAAGAAATGAGACTTCCACATTATCCTCGTTGTAAAATTTTGTTATGTTATAGGGACCAACAATCTCTGGTTTTCCCTTGAGATAATATCTATGACCAACAGTGGAAATAGGCAATGTTATTACTAAATATGTTCCATCACCAACAGTTGTCAATTGACCAGCCTGTGTCAATTCGTCTTCTTCAAAAGATATGGTTCCGGTATATCGGTAAGGTGCTCTCTCTGCATCTGTAAAGATTTGATAAGCATACACAGTGTTTTCTTCTTCACTGGTAGAGTATCCAAGGTCATCCAGTGCTGTCTGCCATGCATTCTGTTTTACTGCTGTGTAGTCGCTATCAAAGTCACTGCCAAGTTCATACTGTGAATCAAATTCACTGTCTGCATATCCAATCTTCTCTGGATTATCAAGATATCGAATATGAAATTCCTTATATCCACCAGAGAGTGTAAAAAATGTATTGAAATGACTATCAGTTTTTACAATTAAATCTGGACCTTCTGATGCACCACCCGGTTCTTCTGGTGTGTATTCATACATCTGTGTCTTGTCCACCCAGAGTTGATATCGAGACTGATCCCAATGAACAATCTTGACTGCTGCATAAGTCTCCTGAGATTCGTCAATATCAAAGAGAAGATATAACTGGTCCTTGTAGTCAGGATTATTGATAGGCATACCATCAATCAAATTATACTGACCAGCATCATTTGGGTCTTCCACGGGAGGAAATACCAGAACTGCAAATCTTTCATGAGCATCCTTGATATAGGTATCAAGCTCTTGGTCTCCCTTTGCCCATGCATTGATGCCACCATCTTTTAGGAAGTCATTCAGAATAAAGAATGTCCAGTAAAACTCTGGTGTTCCATAGAGTTGATTTGAGAGTTGGTCAGGTCGAACCTCATTGGGAACACGAACTTTTTTGTATGCAAAGGAGTCGTCTGCAAACGAATCGATGATGTCTACGTATCTCCAGAAATCAGTGGAGATATCAACCACTCCATCACGATTGATATCAATAGGTAGCTTTGGGAATTGCTTAAAGAATGACATTTTATCTTGTTAGAAAATTATTAAAGCGGTCGCCAAATTCAATCAGGTTATCAAACAGAGCATTACCAGTCCCAGCAGAACCAGTATTGGCAATATTCTCTCTTCCGAGATCGTTTAGTGCCTTGACTTCTTCTGTCGCCTTGTTCACCTTCTTATTTACCTCTTTACCGATACGATCAAAATTTCCTCTGGCGCCCTTATTGCGGTCTGGTGAATCTTTACGAAGTTCTTCAATATCGTCGCGTGTCAGGACTCGTATCTCCTGAAAATTCAGAGAAAAATCTGCCTCTAGAGGTTCACCATTTGTTCTCCATGAGTTCACGCTGGAGTTGTATGTGCTTGACATCCCTGTGAGATAGGTCTTATGAATCTTTGGAATATTTGGATTCTCTTTACCCTTGAATAGAAAACGAACCTCAGTTGTGGGAGGAAAATGAAGGCTATTGATAGAACCTTTCACTGGTTGCGCGTAGATTGCTGCCTGAAAGAGTGTATGGATCGCATCAATTACTTGATACTCTTGAGCAGAGGAAGCAATCAACTTAAAATTAAAGGAAAAGGTTCGCATAGAATTAGATTCAAACAAGGTATTCACCCTTGGATTCTGTACTCTCTTGGTTGCGAACTTTGCCACTCCTCCGACATCAACACCAGCAAAACTAGTTCCAGACGCAGCTTCCATTGCTTGCTCAATAATCAAATTCTTAACTCCACCAACAGAAGCCTTGTCTTTTATCTTAGTGGCAATCATTTCTCCTGCTTCTTTCAGGCTTCCAGCAGATGCAACATCAGCGATATCTCCTGCCAAAGCACCAAGGGCACCCAATTCCACTGTTCCGTAATTCCCTTGGTCATTAAATGCAATCCCTCCGGGGCACGGGAAGTAAATTGTGCTAGGTGGCTTGTCTCTTTCGAATTCAATTGTAAACGATATCATGGGACGAGATGCAGCAGTCTCACTCCTCATGGATAGTGGAAAAATAATTCTATTCCCAGCAGGATTATCGACAAAGAATCCATCACCAAGTTCTTCGATCTTCCTCGGGAAAATCGAATCCTTGAGTTCATTCAACTGAGAATTGAAATTATCCCCAACCTTTGTTGCCGTACTTCTGATGAGATTCGTGACCATATAAATTGTATTTATATGACCTATCGTGGAAAGTTCCAGCCTCGAAATCTCGCAAAGTATCGTGGTGATGCCTCTGCTATTACTTATCGTTCTCTCTGGGAACGTCAAGCCTTTCGCTGGCTGGATGATAACCCTGATGTCTTGGAATGGAACAGTGAGGAGGTAGTCATTCCTTATCGATGCAAGACAGACGGTAGACCACATCGATACTTCATGGATCTCTATATCAAGTTCAAGACTGGTCAGGTGTATCTCATTGAAATCAAACCAGAGAAACAGACTCAGCCACCTAAGCAACCCAAGAGACAGTCAAAAAAGTATCTCAAGGAGGTCATGACCTATGCCAAGAATACCTCTAAGTGGGAAGCAGCAACCAGTTACTGTGAGAATCGTGGCTGGATATTTGAAATCTGGACAGAGAAGACTCTCAAGAAACTTGGTATTCGTTTGCTGACATAAATAGAGTAGACATGGCATCTTACCTAGAGAAACTGGAAATCGAAGCATTTCGTAAGGGGATTACTCCAAGAACCAAGCAGTCCTTGGATTGGTTTCGCAAGCGCGTTCAGAACATCAAGAATGTCAACCGCAGAGAACTACTGAAGGATGATGCTCTGATTCAACGTCAGAAAACCGTGGTAGGAAAGATGTTTCTCTATAAGTATGATGCCAAGACCAAGGCAACCCTTCCATACTTTGACCAATACCCACTGATATTCATGGTAGATCGTGCTCCAAAGGGTTTCTATGGCATCAATCTACACTACTTGCCACCAAATGTTCGTGCTGTTTTCTTTGATAAGATTACTGATGTGGCAAATAATAATAAATTTGATGAGACAACAAAGCTAAGAATTTCATATGACATTCTCAAGGGTGTTACCAAGTATAAAGAATTTGCACCCTGCTTTAAACGCTATCTCACATCACAAATGAAGAGCAAACCCATCCTTGTTCCTGCAAGTGAATGGGAGGTTGTTCTCTTTTTACCATTCGACTCCTTCAGTGGAGCATCAAGAAACAAGGTCTGGTCAGACTCAAGAAAAATAATCAAAGGAAGATAATGGGACTCCTCGATAGAATCACAAATACGGTAAATCCATCAACGATTGATGACTTCAAGTCCACTGTTTCAAAACATGCTGGATTCGCCCAGAGTAATCGCTTTAATGTCATTATCACCCCACCCACACAAAGTCTTTTCAATTTGGATTTGCAAAATATTGCATCTCAAGCACTGAGTGGAAACTTCGGATTCAATGACCTGATTAATGACCCGCGTGATGTGGCATTGCTATGTGAATCCTGCTCCTTTCCCGGTAGACGATTGAATACCACTGAGTATGCATCCAATCAAGACTGGTATACTACAAATACCCCTACAGGATACAATACAGAACCTATAACATTCTCTTTTATCCTGACCAATGATTACTACATGAAGAAATTCTTTGAGCGATGGATTGCATCTATCGTTGACCAGAATACGTATCTGGTTGCTCATGATGATACATATAAGACAGATGTGATTATTCAAGCACTGGATCGTAACAATCGCCCCATCTATGGTGTAAAATTGATTGAAGCGTTTCCAACTGAGATTACTGCTGTTCAGCTAGATAATAATGCGACTGACCAGATTACAAAACTGTCAGTCACTATATCATACACTGATTTCAAACCAGAAGGTGCCATTGCAAGCCTGCTTGGTGGAATCAAAAACCAAGTTACCGGATCACTAAGAAGATTGATATAAGTTATGCCACTACCTACACTTGAGACACCGAAATATACCCTCACACTACCATCCACAAAACAGAAGATTGAATATCGCCCCTTCTTGGTGAAGGAGGAGAAAGTTTTGATGATTGCCCAGCAATCTGATGATTCAAACACAATGTTTCGTGCAATGATCGATATCGTTGATGCTTGCACATTCAATAAACTTCTGGTTGATAAGCTATCCAATGTGGACCTTGAATACATCTTTCTGAAACTCCGAGCCAAGTCTGTTGGAGAAACAGTAGAATTGAACATGATTTGTGATGAATGCAAACATGAGAATCCAATCTCTATTAATATCGATGATATCAAGGTGAAATATTCTCGCAAGAAAGTAGAACCAACGATTCAACTCACAGATGACGTTGGTGTTGTCTGCACATATCCTACAGTGAAATCTGTGATGCGAGTCAAGAAGGATGACCCTACTGAGATTATTTCTTGTGCCATTGAGTCAATCTTTGACAAAGAGAACACATACAATCTTGAGGAGGAGAGTCCAGAGGAGATTAACAAGTTCATTGAGACCCTGAACTTTCAGCAGTTGAAAAAGATTCAGGATTTTGTCGATACCGCACCAAAGATTCAACATACAGTGAAATTCCAGTGTTCAAAGTGTAATAGCGAGAATAGCAAGTTGGTTCAGGGAGCAGAAAATTTTTTCGTCTAAGCCTAGCACACGATTCTCTCTCTAATTACTATCGTGTGAATTTTGGGCTGATGCAACATCATAAATACTCGTTGAGTGACCTTGAAAATATGCTTCCTTGGGAGAGGGAAGTATACTGCGCTATGTTGATCAAACACATAGAAGAACAAGAAGAAAAGGACAAAAAAGACTATGGCACTTGACGCTACAATATCCTTACTGGAAAAGCAGAATACAATTCTGGAAAGTATTAGCACCCAACTCCAGAATCAACAGAATGCTGTAAGGGCGTCTAAATTAGCAGACAAGGAGGACGCTGATAAGAATCGTGCATTGATGGAAAGGATTGCATCGTCTCTTGGTGGTGGTAGAGGTGCTGCTCCAGCCGCTGATTCTGGTGGAGGTGAGACCAAGAAGGGTGGGCTTGGTGGATTACTGGCTGGCGCGGTTGAGGTTGTTGGTTCAATTGTAGCGATACTTGGAGCGAAAAGCCCTCTTGGTCTTGCGGTTACAAAATTCAAACAAAGCGGAGTTGCGAAAACATTTGTCAGTATCTTTGAAAAGATTAAAGGATTCTTTGGTAAGGAAGGTGGAGCCAGAAAGGTTCTAGAGAGAATCAAAAAAGCAAAGCCTGTTCTCAAGAAAGGACTCAAGTTTCTTGGAAGAATCTTTGGTAGAGTATTTGCTATCTTCACTGCGATCACTGCATTTTTTGATGCCAAGAAAGCTTTTGATGAGACGGAGGGGGGTTTCTCAGAGAAGTTGGGGGCAGCATTGAAGGAGTTTGGAGCAAGTGTTCTTGGTGCAATCTTTGGATGGATTCCAACACTTGCTGGTCATGTTCTGGAGTTCTTTGGTGCCCCTGAATGGCTTACAGACATGCTCAAAGAGTTTAATCTGAAGGAGGAAATCAAGCTTCTAGTTGATACGCTTTCGCTTATGCTGGAGGATGCCATTATGTTCTTCATGGATGGCTCCTTTACCAAGATGTTCACTGAGGATATCCCAAATTCAATTGGAGAATTCTTTGGCAAACTCAAAGATTGGTTTAATGAAAATGTCATAGCACCAATAAGGGACTTCATTGACAACAACGAGGCAATTCAAACCGCAATTGTTGGATTCAAGGTATTGTGGAATGCAATCAAGGCAGTTCCAACTTTCATTGAGAACTTCATCTTCAATATTGTAAATGCAGTGAAAGGGGTTCTTGCAAATATCGTATCATGGCTGGATGGGATAGTAATTGGAGGTAAGAGAAGTATTGCTGGCAAAGTCCTCAGTAAAGTTGGAGTGGACTTACCGGAGTTTTCTATGGGGGATATTATTCCCGAATCGATTAGGACTTTTGTCAAGGCACCTGATTTGAAGACAAAAGAGATAGACCTAATGGAAGGAGTCGATATGACAAAACTCCAGAACATTCGGGCAGCAAATGCAGCAAATACGGTATCTGGTGTAGCAACACAACCAGTGGTCATCAATCAGATTTCAAACGATAATAGAAGCACTATCTCTGCACCAACTTCAAATACAAGTATTGCTGCCCAGACTGAGGCAGCGGAGAGGCAACCGAGACAAAGACGCAGTGGTGTTGGCAGCAGATAAAAAACCCCACCCCGATTTCTCAGGGCAGGGCATTGTAATGAGAGGTTACAACTACTACGATTGCGCGAGCTTGGCGAAATAACTCAGAGTCTCGTCATCTTTATCACCAGAAGAAGATGCAGCAGGAGCATTCTCCATTGGATCAGGAGCAGACTTAGGTGCAGGAGCATAGTCCATAGGGACATCATCATTCTCATAATCACGCTCCACTTCAGCATCGCCAAGAACTTCATTCAAGCGAGCCTTGAGTTCATTGTATGACTTGTAGTTGGAAGGGTCAAGGAACTCACTCAGAGCATGAGTCTGCTTGTAGATTTCCTCAAGCTTGGCATCATCACCACCCAGAAGGGAACTGCTTTGACCAAACTCAGATTTGTCATAGTTGCGATAACCAGCAACCTGAGCAATCTTGATCTTGAAGTCAGCACCATCCCAGAGGCAGAACGGATTCAGTGGAGTCTCATCCTGATACTTGGGATTTGCAGCATCCATGATCTTGTCCTTGATCTTGGCACCATAGCGATACAAGAAAACCTTGCCTTCATTCTCAGGATTAGCAGGGTCACTCACCACATAGATGTTGGAGACGTGATTCACCTTGCGCTTCCGAGAACGAGCAAGTTCCTTGTCCTCATCCCTTCCACTGTTCCAGAGACGAGTATTCATCTCACTTACAGGGTCAGGTTGATTGTTCAGAGAAGTGCGAGACTTCTCGATATACCACTTACCAGTCGGACCTTGAAATCCATGCTGATAGTAAGTAGTGAACTGTTTGCCATCGGGGTCTGGAAGGAAACGGATGACGGCAAATCCGTTACCAGCCTTGTCAACACCGGGAGACCAAAAACGCTCATCAACGTATTTGTTCTTTTCAGTGTTTCCTTCAGAGGCAGCATTCACTAGGCTCTGGAGGGACGAGGCACGATTCTTTTTCAGTTGTTCGAATGACATATGTTTTATCTGATGTATTATCTGTTTTACTTTTGTTTTACGTATTCCTCACTCAAGGAATACAAATAGTATAGCACACTTAATTATTGAACTCAAGTGCTTGTTTAAGACCCCTCTTGACACGATTCAGGTCCACCCATGACACCAAGAACGGTTGGTAGTTCTCAATCAGGTCAAAGCGAGTGGCATGAATACCAAGAGGGTCACGAAGACGTTTCCTTAAATCCTGAGTGAAGTTGAGAATTGCATTCAGGGCAACTTGAATTTCAATTTCAATTTTCATTATCAAGGGGTCATCACCCTGAAACATCTCATCGAATTTCACTGGAAACTTCTTCACTGAACTCACTGTGTGATACGTGAAAGTATCTAGGAGAGTGTTCAGGGTGTCTAGGTGCTCCTCGTTCATATCACCTATCCAGATTGATGTTCCTTGGTAGACGAAGTTGGCAACATAATATCTGACCAAATCATCTTGCCTCTGAAACTTGCTGGCAATCTTCTCATAGAAGTATCTGTCTTTTCTTGCTTCATAGGTGCTCTGCTTGACTCTGGTCTTGAAGCCATACTTAATGGCATCATAACTCCCTGAAAAGTGTAGCTTGATTGCTTGGTATAATGAATATGCATTGAATCCGTTCACAGTGATTCTGTTGGCAATATCTTCTTACTTCTAAGAAATGCGATCAGATCATCCTCCTGTTTCCGTTCAGTCGAAGTCATCTTCGATCTGCGTTTCGCGATTTGCTTTTTCGTCAATCGCACTGCTCTTGGGTCATTTGGTCCTAGTATCATTATTCCGTAGGATTCAGTTCATTTCTCTTCAGCAACCCAAGTGACCTTTTGGGTGTATGTGATGCCACTGATAGTGATGCTAGTCACTTCTTCGGGAAGGCTCAAAAGGATTTCTGGGTTGTCGTTGGGTTTCGATTTTTCATCCCCATAGACCTGTGCATTATCAGAGACCACTGCATCCCCATAGACCTTTGCATACCCAGAGACTTCTGCATCGCCATAGACCACTGCGTTCCAAGAGACCACTGCATCCCCATAGACCTTTGCATCCTCATAGACCTTTGCATCCCCAGAGACTTCTGCATTACCATAGACCTGAGCATTATGAAAGACCACTGCATTACCAGATACCCTTGCATTGCCACAAATCTCTGCATTATCAGAGACCCATGCATACCCAGAGACCACTGCGTTCCAAGAGACCACTGCATCCCCAGAGACCACTGCGTTCCAAGAGACCACTGCATTATGAGAGACCACTGCATCCCCATAGACCTTTGCATACCCAGAGACCACTGCGTTCCCAGAGACCACTGCATCCCCAGAGACCACTGCATTTCTAAAGACCTTTGCATTCCCAGAGAGCCAGCAATTGCCTTCCTGATCCAAGTTCTTCTCGGACTCAATGAATCCACCAAGCTCACCCCTCTTGACGTTACTGAAATCCTTCAGGGCACGAATGCGCTTCAGATTCTTGTTATTCGGGTGAGTTTCGTTTGTGATTTCGTATTTTCTCATATCAGTAAAGTGTATTGACTGGAGACTCATCCTTGATGCAGTTAAGTTGGACAGACTCGGCATGAAGACGATCCCTGAGATTACCAGAGACGAGCTTGGCTAGATCTTCTGGTTCCACTTCATGGTCCTCACAGACTTGCATTAGTGCCTCCATGTAGGTGAGATTATCTCTCTTGACATGACCAACAACCTCACGAATCAGGCGAGTCTGATTGATTCCAATTTCCATTTCAATGCTGAGTTTCTTTTGAGTCTCTTCTAGGTTTCTCATATGACAGTGTTTAGTGTTACAGTGATTTACGTGATGCCACAACTCGATGAAGGATACAGTGCCCATTGATGCGACCAGTGGCAGTCTTTTTCTTGGTGGTTAACTTGCTGACAATCTTTTCAATTTGCTTTGGAGTCTTACCAGCAACTTGTGGCAGAATCTCCTTGGGTTTACGTAGTGTGATGACATAGCTTGTCTTGGAATCGAAGTTCTGTAGTGTGCATCCCTTGACACCAAACCCATCTGGTCCCTCTGCATGATAGACATTCAGTGTCTTGTAGCGAGTATTGAAGACATAGAGGTGCTGGGAACCGGGAATGGTCACAGGGTTAATGGAATTCAATTTAAATTCGTCATTCTCTGGTGCAAACTTCAGGGACTTGATTTGCTTGTCAGCAGTCTTGACACGCTTCTTTCGAGGCTTACGTGCCTTGACTGGTTTCTTCCATCCCTCAACAGACTGAAACATGGTCTGAAGGGCTTTGATGCGATGCTTCAATGCTGCTTTACCAAGATAGGAAAATCCTTCAACAAGGTCAGGGTCAGACTTATCGTAGGCTTGCCAATACTCATCGTGATACTTCTTGATCCATTCTTGAAGCGGTCGATGATACTCTTTCTCGACATTGATTTCGTTCAATGCCGCAATGATATCAAATTCACGAATCTTGCCAGTAGTCTTCACTGTCCATGAATCAATGAGTGCCTCAAGGTCAGTGATAAGAGACTGGACCTTCTCCCTTGAGCGTTGAGGGATTCTTGCCCTTGCAATCTCGATAGGAGAAAGTCCAGTCTTCTTTGGTGCTGTGGCAGCAACAGGACGAACTGTTCTCAGGAGACGGTCAATCAGCTTCCTAACCTTGCCCTGAACAGGAGCACCTTGTGTTGCCATCCGGGCAAGACTCCCAACAAGAGAACAAACCTCGTTTTGAGGATAGTTCCTAGTCAAGAGGGATGCCTTTGCTGAACCATACCGGGAATCTGATACCATGTATTCGTGAAGCGCATAAAGAAAGTCCGGTTTCTCAAGGTAGTAATTGTAGAAACCGAATGCCTTGGTAAGATACGAGTCAAGATCAGTTGTATTGGAATCCCATACTGGTTCTTCACCAGTGAATGCGGAGTCGGGCGTCTTGATTCGACCGTTGCGAAGGAATGCTTTTGTGCGTTTCATAATATCAGTAACCGGGGAGTCGAGAGGAAGTGTTTCCTGCTACCTCTACATTTTTTTTGTTGTATTTGATGTTGTTCAAATCCAAAACGAATTTTGGTTTTTCAATTTTAACTTTGGGTGGTTTGGTTCCATCAAACCACTCAAGTGACTTGTCCTTTGGATAATTGGCTTTGGTTTGTGTCCACTCCAATTTACCCTCAATCTGTTTGTCATTGATAGTGATGACCTTGCCCTTCTTCAGAAGCTTCTTGGCAGTCTTGTTAAGTGGGTAAATGTAGCGAAACATATACCCCTTGATGCGCTTGATTCCACGCCTGAGCATGAAGTCACTGGTCAACCAGAAGACTCTTTCTTTGCCAAGCTCCTTGGCATTCTCAAGGCATAGAGACTTGGTAGATCTAGGGTGAAGCTTCTCGCCATTGTCCATCATATACACATCGGTCAGATAGCGTTCACCAAAGTAGAAATTAGATGCCTGATAGACATAACCACACTTACCCATGATGCCATCAGCCATTGTGTAGAGAAAGAGGCAATCGGTTTTCTCCTTCATCCATTTCACAGTCAGAGACATCATCTGAGACTCAGAATTCTTGGGCATGTCATCATCCATGCACATCTTTCCGATTTCAAAATAATGACTTGAATCCAGACCATTAAACATTTTGTTGATGGTTGCCTTCGGTTGTGTCCCCCATCCGAGTGTGAGAACACCACGAAGCTTACCATCCAGAAAATACCCAAGGTAGTGCTTGGTAAGTTTGGGAAGAACTGGTGAGTAGTGATGCTCCTGAATGAAATCAATCGCAACTTGGCGAGACAAGATCGATTCACATTTTAAGTTCAACTTCATGCAGATAATAGTAGCAAACTACTCACCAGTTGTCAACCCTACAGATAGGTTCCCATGAGGCTCAGTTCATCCTCAATATCACTTTGAGATGGATAGAAGGTTCCTTCCAGATTCCGGTCATTAGAGACCTTCACAACATCAACACTGGACTTGCTCACTGGACTCGCAACCTTGCGACCACGCTTCTGAGCAGCAAACCCAGATTCCATTGCCTTGAGCATCTTGGGGACACTGTATTGACCACGGGAAACAGATGCATCAGGGACACGTAGTGCAGGCTTGATTTCCTTTGCCTCCATTCCTCGACTCTCTGCTTTCGCAATCAGTTCGCTTCGTTTCACGGTATCCTTACGGATGGACTTCAGTAGTTTGATCAGGTTTTTGTGTTTCATAATTAGAGTTTGAAAAATTTGTGGTTACCCAACACCTTGACGGGAGTCTTGCCCTTGCTCCAGTAAGGCTTAACACGATGAGTGTGATAGTGGTTTGCAAAACCAACAAAGGAACGGTCAAGGTTCATGATGTTCTTGGCGAGCATCTTGGCATACTTTGCTTGGGGGAGATTCAAGAGGCGCCCAAGCTTTCCCTTCTGGGGATCATTGGGATTCCAGCAGGAGAACTGCCACTTCTGAGTGCAAACCTTGTCGGCACTGATCTTGCGCTCAATCGCTCTTTGAGAGATGACACAAGCGACGGCATACATACCGGATTCACCCTCTCCACGGGCTTCAGCAAGAATGGTGATTGCCACCGTCTCTTCAGGAGTGAAGGCATGGGATTGAAAGACTGGGAAGCACATGATAAGAGTAAGAAGAAGTTTTTTCATGTTTCGCATTACAGTAAAAGAGTAATCTACTTTTGGATTCCTGTCAAGCCTCCATCGCTTCATAGCGATGAAAGATTTCACGAGCAGCAGCCCACGCTTCGTCGTAGTTTGAGAAAGTCGCGAACAGAAGCCCAGTGACAAGGTTGAAGACGAGGAACGAGTCCCCTTCTTGTTCGATCTCCGCATAGGGAGAAATTGAAGTGTTGAAGTAAGTTATCGTATGCTTAACCATGAGAACATACTAGACTATCCCATGAATCCTGTCAACCCCCTAGAGCACTTTTTTTAAACTTTTTTTACGTTATCGTTAAAGGTGTTGGTAATCAACGACTTACGAAAGAAGAAAACTCTCCCTCATGGCGAAAAGCAGCAAAAACCATGAGGGAGAGTGTGTGGGTTTAGGTCAGATCACCGTGACGGGAGTATTTCTATTAACCCACTCTTTATATCCCAACTCTTCAAGAGTCAGAACCTTACCGGAGCTAATCGCATCCTCATCGACGTTTCGCCTTTGCGGAATCATCACGATATCAAATTTGAATTGTGGGAATTCAACTTTTTGATTTTCCTTCTTCTTAAAGAAGCTCTTATTGTTATTCTTGAGACAAACATTGTCGGTTTTCTGAAGTGATTCAAGACTATCCATGAATCCCTTGAGTTCACGCATGTAATCGTCCTGAGACTTTGACTGGACTTGACTCGCAAACAACCCAACCTTGAATGTGGCATTGCCATTATCATTAAACTGTTTCTTTGCTTTGTTGATTAGCCGTGGAGCTTGCATAACACCTTGAAAGGACAGTGTTAGGTAATCTTGACTGTTCATTGCATTTGCAACATAAGCAGCAGTGGTTTTTCTGAACATACCAGAATCATCTTTGGTAACCTGATATAAGGAACCAGATTTAGACTGCCTAACAAAAGACTTCACCGTTGATGTGACAACACCGGAGTCTTTTTCCCGACCGCACATCTTATCATAAACGTAGTTTTCTGCCGCGGAGAAAAGAGCATCATCCCGTTCCTTTCTGTCCTTTTTGTTCTTGAATCTGTCTTCGATAACCTTCCACTTACCCTTGGCATGAAGAGACAACAATCTGTCAACATCTGATTGCATATCGTTTGGCTTAGTTGGTAGTTGGGGGTGGCGATCATTTGCTTCATATGCCGCTTCTTCGATCTCCTCCTCACTCAGTGCATTCCCATCTGTTCTGGTGACATATGCCACAAGCCAAGATGCATTTAGCTTCTTTGCAGCCTCCCTTCGATGCCGCCCCTCTACAATGTAGTCTTTGCCATTGACACTAGCAGCAATGATTGGTGTTGAACCAACTTCATAAACAAACCCCTTCTTCCCCGACAAGCTCGCCGTCAGCTTTTTGACTGCAATGGGTTCAACAACTCGACCACCAAGGTCTTCATTACCAAGCGAAACTTCTTCGAGTTTATTAAGGGCAGCATAGTCAAGAACATCCCATCTTTCGACTTTCAGACGTGTGCCGCGATCTGCGAGTTCAGAATTCACGGCATCTGTATAATGTTTGTTATTATGAGCAGTCTTTGCAGCGTGGATACTTTCTTTACTTATGTTTTTTGTGTTTCTCATATGTTAGTTTTGGGTTATGGCTTCACGTTTCTCGCGAGCCGTTATGTGGTTTGTCTGTCAGAAACACTTGTTTCTAACGACAGAAAAGAGTCTATCACAGTTAATTTTTGAAGTCAACACCCTCATGGTGAAGGTAAAGAAAACTCCCGCCCTTGGTAACACCAAAAACCAAGGGCGGGAGAACATGACACAACATTAACAACCAACAGACGAATTAACCAAAGAATTTGTCAAAGTGGTCTTGGTGCATATCCACTGCCTTCACTCCATCAAGGTAGTTATTGATGTGGCGACTAGTGGTCCGAGAGTAATTCGGAAATTGCTTGGTCAACTTCTGGTTGGGAGGCGAACCAACCGCCAGCAGTGAGTTTCTTCCAGAAATTAAGGGCTTCATTCTTGGTCATCTCAATGACTTCGCCCCATTCATTCTGGTATTCATCACAGGTGTATTCAGTCTTGACTGTGACAGTCCCGTTCTCATGAACATTGAAGGAGTATCCAAGCAGTTGGGCTTCATCCTGATGCTCAGTATTGGTGAGGTAGTAGTGCTTTCTCATTACGGAAATCATACTAGACCATTTCTGGATTCCCGTCAACCCCTAAAAGCACTTTTTTTGAACTTTTTTTACCCTAGAAACTACCGTTTTTAACGATAAAGTGGACGGATTTCAGGATTTCTTCAAATTTATCCAAAAAAACCATGTTTGGACCGTCCGAAGGGGCATTGTCAGGGTCAGGATGAACTTCAAAAAAGAAGTCAGTCACCCCAACTGCTGCTGCTGCCCTTGCCATTCCCGGTGCATACTCACGATTCCCTGAACTAGTGGTTCCATTGCCACCCGGTCTCTGAACACTGTGAGTTGCATCAAAGACGATTGGGCAATCGTAGTTCTGGAGCATGTATTGAATACCAGCATAATCCACCACCAGATTGTTGTATCCAAACGAGGAACCTCTTTCGGTAATCCAAACCTCCTTTGCAATCTTTGTCTTGGTCAGGATACCGCGAACATCTTGCGGTGAGAGGAATTGCCCCTTCTTGATGTTCACGATCTTCTGACTCCATGATGCCTCAACAATCAGGTCAGTCTGTCGGCAAAGGAAAGCAGGAATCTGAATTGCATCTACCACAGAACGCGCTACCATACGAGACTCTTCAATATTATGAACATCAGTGAGTATCTTGACACCAAGTTCTTTTTTGATTTCACCAAAGTCACTCAGAGTCTTATTGATACCAACTCCCCTTGGTGAATCAAGACTGGTTCTGTTTGCCTTGTCATAGCTTGCCTTGAAGAAGTAATCGCAATCAAACTTTTCGCATATGCGTTTGCACTCCTCTGCAATCTCAAGACTCATCTCCAGAGTCTCATGCTGACATGGACCGGCAATGACTCGCATCAAGATACAATTCCCTGAAGGTGCTTACGAAACTGCTGAATCTTCTCCTTGCGATCTGCCCAATAGATGTAAGGCTTCGTGGGATTCTTTTCAAGATTCGCCAAGAGTGGCAGTATTGCCTTATGGAGTTTCTCAAGTTTCTCTTTAGTCTCTTGAAGTTCATCAGCAGTCTGGGATGCGCTTTGGACTATATCCAATTCATCCTCATCCATTGCCGTGAAACCGAAATCAAAAAAGTCTTTGTCTGACATATTACGCTACCTTTTCTACTTTAATATCATCATGGTGAAGGAAGATCGACTTCCCTTTGGATTTGAATTTATGAGTTATCTTGGCAAACGTATGAACCCAACTTTTCAACATCTTCTGCCTTGGGTTCGAACCATCAATCTTACCCTTTGAATCTGATTCAACTGTCCCGTGAGTCAGAGAATCAAAACCCCAAAGGTGAAGTTCAGTGTAATTCTCTTCAGCATGTCCTAGAAGGTAGATGATTCCATCGTGCCCAGAGTTTCTTGTTCGAACCGAATCAGGAATCCATCGTAAGGTCGATTTATCAATCAATCCTTTTATCACCAAAGGTTTCACCATTGCTTCATATTTGATTCTTGCAATGAGAGGATCTTGAAGTTTGGTGTTATGATTCTGCATGTGCCTAAGAGGTCTCTTGTCATGTATGAATACACCCTTGTGCTTTATACCCTCTGTCCCAAAGTTGCAACCATACACATCACCAACAGGCTCATTCCGAAAGAACTTCTTGGAAGGACCATTACCAATCAAATGTGCGATTCTTTTTTCTGGCATAAATAAAGAAGTATTTATTATGTATATAGTGATGTCATGACTACACTAACAATACAAACGAAAGCAAAGTAATATGGAAACTGTAATTCAATTCTTGACTGAAAAGGGGTGGTTTGAATATGTCACCGCTGCCGTCACGATTGCTTCCGTTATCGCCAGTGTCACACCTACACCAAAGGAAGGCACTATCTGGGCAAAGGTCTACAAGGGTATTGACTGGTTGGCGATTAACGTAGGTAAAGCCAAGGAAACCGGAGTAAAGCCCGTTGAGGCTCCTGCTCCAAAGGAAAAGAAGAAGAAGGGTTGATTACTTCTTCTTAGGGGATAATTCCGCACTGCTTTTAGCGGTGCGGAATTTTTCATATTCTTGCTGATACACTGGAAACAGTAGATTCTCTATTGCCCTGACGATTGCCTCTTCTTTCTGATCATCATCAATCATGTATGCAATACCGCTCATATCAAAAGCAGCATGAACGCATTCATGCATCAGAGTATCAAATACCTGTTCATCAGTGAGAGTGTTACGAATCTTGATTACCTTGTCTTCCAACTCATACAAACCATACTCACTTATTTTGCAGTATTTGATTTGAAAATCAACACCAGCAACAGAGATTGATGTTGGTCGGTATTTCAATTGTTGTAAACCTTTCGCTCTAGTTCGCGAAAGCGTTTATCAGAATGCCAAACTTCATTTGTCTGGGCTTGATAGATTCCCTCCACTGTCTGAACCTTTGTTCCCGCCTTGAGATGCAATGTAGGTGGCTGCCAAAGATTCAAATTGTTCACGTTCGGTGAGG